ATACCTCTAATGATACCTCTAATGATACCTCTAATGATACCTCTAATGATACCTCTAATGATACCTCTAATGATACCTCTAATGATACCTCTAATGATACCTCTAATGATACCTCTAATGATACCTCTAATGATACCTCTAATGATACCATAAATAATGTGCTAGATGCATTATCGCTGAATGAGTTATGCGATAGTATTTTGGATGATATTAAAAAACTGAAGTAAGTTGATATATTTATTTGGCGGATTGTCTAAATAAAGCAACAACACGTATTAAGTTATCTAAACGCGAATCCATTGCATTTTTATCACTTTTTAATTTTTTTATTATATTGTAATAAGCGGGAGTTCTTATGCGATTAAACCATAAAGATCTATGATATTCAACACCATTTTTGATATCGCAAATATCTTTATGTATTTCATCTAAAATTTCTTTGATTTGTTTAAGAGAAATATTTAGTGAATTAGTGGGTTTTATTAATTTTAATTCAATATCATCATTAATTTCTTTGACGATACTACCAACTACTTGAACTTTTGCAATTAAATCCATTGGTTCAGTAATTTCTTTGATGTCTGGATGAGTATCTGTTACAATATCCCATACACGATTAAAAATTCCTTTTGATGTTTCAGTAACAAGTTCTTGACCTGCATAAGCACTAATAAATGATGCTAATACCATTCCAGATGTTGTGAACATATTTTAATTTTAATATTAAATAAAGTTACTTTAGATATAGATTATATTTTTCTCAAATTAGTTTCAATTTTATCTATTAAAAATTTTCTCTATTAATGTAAAGGATAAAGTTAAAATAAATGATGAGTACTCAGTCAATCATCCTAGGAATTATTTTACTTCTTCTGGTATTCTATTACATCCTCAAATTTAAAAATAATAAGTTTCATGAAAATTTTGAAGATAATATAACCATACAGAAACAAAAAACCCCTGAAGGTATGGGATTACCAAAAGAACCATCAATTTATTTAGAAGCATATAATAAAGTAGATAATAATATACCAGCTACTTTAATTTTTAATTTGAAAATAGACCCAATGAGACGCGAAATTGACCTAGAAACCGGAACAGAATATAAAAGACTATTAATTCCATTACACATTATTAAAACCCTCGATAATAAATATATTGGCGTATTTAATGATGGTAAATTGTATAAAAAAAATGATATTCATCAGGATAAATTATGGATTGGTCCCTTAAATAATTCATTATATGGTTCACAAGAGGATGGTATAGGATTTAGGATGATTATGTTGTTTCCTTTTAATGTGAATCAAGAACGTCAAATTCGTATGATAGGAGTTGGACAAGATTCTAAATTATATTATAAAGAATCAGAGGATATTCAGAGTAAATGGATTGAATCAGAAAATCAAAATAATCCCAGTAACGCAGATTTAATATATTTATTTTGTGATTATCACCAGAATAAGGAAAAATATTATCCTCTTTTATATGGAATCACTAAAGAAGGTAAATTTGTATATAAAAACTTAAAAGGAGAAACACCACCAAATACTATAGAAATAGATCAGTTTTTAAATTTACCTTTTACAAGTCCAAAAGGTGCTCCAGATCAAAATATTAAAGTATTAAAAGTGTTTTGGGATCGTAATGGATTTATGATTGGTATCGGTCAAGATTTTAAATTATATCAAAAAAGAGGAATAGATTGGATTAATAGACCATGGGAGACAACTCCTGAAATGAGAGGAACTAATCCAGGTTCAAATGCTCAAGTGATTGATATGTTAATGGATTCTGATGCTAGAATGTTAAGTTTAAGATTTATAACAAATTCTAAAGATCCTATGATATTATTACAAAAACAAGATCAAACACATTATTTAGCTGATCATGATGATATTGAAAGTGTTGGAAACAATCCTAGAGTATTCAGTGATGTTAAATTATCTATGTTTAAAACAGGGTTAGATTGGGAAACTTATTTGAGTTTTGAGGATCCAGATGAAATATTATATCGTTCTAATAATTTACAAGCTATTCAACAGAGAAGTATTATGGTTAATAGATTAAAGTTACGACAATTATGTAAAAGCCGAAATCCGATGATGAACTTGGAAGCTCGCAATTTTAATTTAGAAAAAGCCATTAAAACTAAAGAAAATAGAGTTGAAGATCTTAGAAAGGAATTAGATTCTCTAATAACTCCTGTAACTAAACAAGAACCATTTTATCAAGGACTTTAATTATCTTTAACTTTTTTTCTGAATTAAGATTAAGTATAAGTAAAGTATAAGATGGATCACAAAACATATGGAATTTTATTATTTCTAGGTCTTTTAGTCTTTTTTTATCTATTAAATTTTAGAAATAATAATAAGGTTAATAAGGTTAATGAGGGTTTTACAGGATTAAAAACAGATTCATATGTAGAATATAAAAATACATATTTGCATTTAGATGATAAAAAAGATGTCAAATGGAATGATCAAACTTTAGAAAAATGTTTGGAAATGTGTTCAAATGATAAAGGTTGTTATGGTATAACTAGACAGGTCACCGATTCAGATAATTCACCTGCTGATTGTTATCCTATTAATATTAATAATTTATCAAAATGTCAAACAAGTTATCAAGGATCTGGTGAAGAAAGAACAAAAGCACTCAATTATAAGACTTTTATTAAAAAATCACTAGAAGATCATGAACATTTATGTTTGGCGTCTAATAATTTAAATAGAGGAGTCTCTATTAAAAATGCAAATGATATTTATTGGTTAATTGAAGATGACAAAATATTTGGATATTCTAATAATTATATTGAAATAAATGAATTATATCCTAGAGCGGCTTTTAGAATTGTAGAAGGATTACATGGTAATGGAACAATATCCTTTCAATCTCTATTATCTAAAAATATGAATAAATATTTAGTTCATAATTATCCTAGAAAAGACCAACTTTATTTAGAAGATAATCTTAAAACTCCAGAATATAATCTTAGAGCCTCTTTCAGAGCTATTAATGGATTAAAAGGTACTGGATTTTCATTAAAAATTCTTAAATCACCTGAAGTATATGTTAAATTTGAAGGAAAAACATCTAAAAGAGATAGATTAATAGTTACACCAATTGAAAATGATGAGCAAATTAGGGATATGTCAACCTTTTATTTTCATGATCAACTTGATAAATCTAATGTTGAAGAATCTAAAGAATCTAATGATGAATCAATAATTCAAGATGATGCACCTAGAATAATAACACCACTTGAAAAAATTAAAAAAGTGAAAACTAAAAATTTACATGATCTGGAAAAACAAAAAGCACTCCTGGAAAAACAAAATCAACAAATATTAGATTTTGATTTTTCACAAGCAAGTCGGGTTAGTTATATAGGACGCGAATTAGCCAAACAAGCATCTCATGTTGAATTAGGTAATTACTTAAAAGAACAAGAAGATGTACAAATTCTTGATCGCAAATTACAAACCCAAAATCAAAATGGAATCGAAATTCCGAACAAAGAAAACTTTAGAGTTTCACTTTAAAACTTTTTTAAGATTTTTTACAATTTACTAAATAAAAAAGTTACAATTAACATAATAATTGTACTTGCTAGATAGGATGCTGAAGTTGTTATAGCAAATATGAATGCATCTAGATATTTGTTAAACTTTTGTCTGGAATTTGCATTTGCCATTATCCCAATAACAATTGATTGTATAAATATCCCTATTAGCAATGGTATAATATTAATGTTTTGCAAAACTTTATCATATTGGTATATTATGAAATATAGTAATAAAGCAAATAATGATCCAATTAACACTCCGAATGTTGTAAATAGTGTTAAAGGGTATTCTGATTTAGTTATATTATATCTTTCTGCGAGTAAATGAAAAATGCTTCCAAATAAGTTGGCCATTGCAAAAATTAATGCGATTACCAGACTAATTTTAAAATTTGGATTATTGCCATCATAAATACTTAAAAATAGTTGTCCAAAATAGGATACTGTAAATATAACACAGAATATAATAGGAACCATAATAAATAATTCTTGGATAAAATAATCTAGGTCACTTTTACGATTTGGAACATTATTTAAATTAAGTAATCTCCATAAATAATTAGAGATTAATAATGGAATTGCTATATAAAATAAATCTTTTTTAAGAGATAACATCTGTATATATTTAACTTATATAAATTATTTTCTTGTCGTAAATCAAAAGTATCATTATCAATGATGTCATTCCTAATGTCATTTCTAAGATTATTTTTAAAACCATTTCTAATGTTGCAGAAATCTTGTAGCAATAATAACAATAATTGTATTACATATGTAATTCTTATAGGAATTATGGCAATATGTTTATACTATCATTATAAAAAGAGAAATTTAGAAAATTTTATGATAATTAAACCTGGTCCTCCAGCTGAACTCAAGGTAACTGTCGAATCATTAGATACTATTTTACTCACATGGGTGAATACATATGATCCATCAACTGATCCTATAGTGGGTCATATTATAATGTTAACAACATTAGATAATATAACAGATGGTAGTTTCTTAAGTTTCTCCAACAAAACTAAATGCGAACCAATATGTCAATATCGTTTAAGTAACCTAAACCTAAAACCTGATGTTGAATATAAAATATCAGTTATGGCCAAAAATAGTAGCGGATCAAGCGAACCATCAATACCATTGATATTCAAGGCAATTCCTGAACCAACACCGATACCAACAAATCAGAATATTATATCAGAAACACCTAATCCAACTCCAGTATTTTTGGAAGATATTCAAACTCAACCCAGTTCTAAACAAATTTTAGATAAAAGTTTAGAAGATATGGTGGCTAGAGCGGAAGGAGTATTTGAATTGAACAATGATAAATTACAATATGCTGATGTGGAATTATCGATTAAAGATCAGTTAAATGCTCTAAATCAAAATTTATTGGATGACTTGGTAAGTAACCGCATTAATATTCATTTAGAAGTGAAAAAGTAAAATTTTTTTGCCTCTTTAATATAAATATGAAACATTATAATATTATTGCATTTTTAATAACAATAATCCTAATATCTTGTTTATTATATCCATGGTCAAAGCAAAATATTAAATTACATGAAGGATTTGAGAATGATTCTTCTGATTCCAAATTTAATATCATGGATGAATTTGAAAATTTATTTGATTATGTCTTAAAATCTAGAAACATGGCTAAAAAATATGGTGATAAAATTAATGCTCTTAAAGATAAATTAAAAAATGAAGGTGCTACAGTTGGGATAGAAGATTATCGTAAACTTCTAGATCAAGTGTCAAAAATAATTGAGGATGCATATGACCCTGAACATGCCGCCTTTATTTTAAAACAAGAATCACAAAATATGAATATTGACGATATTTACCAACAAGCCAAAGATCTTGAAGAAAAATTAAATAAGAAAAATAATGATAACAATAATAACAGTAATAACAATAATAACAATAATAACAATAATAACAGTAATAATGGTCATAATATAGGTAGTATAAAGTCTGTTGATTCTGGTATTAATTTCAATGTAAAACAATTACATCCAGATAAATTGGAATTGGGATCAAAAGATAATATATTTGGTGATGAAAAGCATCCCTTAATGGTTTATTTGAACAATGGATGTTTAACATATGAGGCTAATGGTAAATATGGAACACAACACTGTGAAATGCAGAATCCTAAACAATATATGATTTATAGGAAAATAACGAATCGTGATGAATTAAATAAACATATTATGGATCCAGAATTACATGTTTCTGAAAAATCAGATTTAAATAGATTATATCCGTTTAATATTATTACACCTTATAATGATGATAAAATGTGCCTTCAAGTGGATAATGAAGGAGTCAGTTTTGAAGATTGTCGTCATTTAAATAGCAATGATCAACAAAAATGGGTTGATTTTTCATCACCAAGAGCTGGATGTGGTAAAATTAAATAACTAAACTAAAATTAAATAGTTCTCGAAGTTTTTTCTCTTTAAGAATTAAAATAAAATGGTTTCTGTTGATCTAAAAACTATTTGGGTATTATTTATCCTATTATTTGTCATTATTTTATTAAGTTCTATTAAAGTAAAAACATCACCCTCAAAAAATATATACAAAGAATACTTTGATACTCTAGATGTTTCTAATGTTAAAGAATTCGAGGATATTATTAAAAGAAAAGGTACAAACACATTGAATCAACATGTGTATTTAATGAAACAAGCTAAAGAAATTAATGAATTGGAGCAAAACATTAAAAATGTAGAAGCACTGGTAAGTAGTATAAGTCAGTAACCAGTAATTTTATTAAAACATTTTATTAAAATACTTCAATGGGATAGCATACTTTTCTATATTTTCTTTTGTTTTACTAAGATAAATTTTAATACCACCCCGGCAATCAAATCCGGTATAATCATGCCAAGCTTGCAAATATCCATATAATATCTTATTACTTTTGCTTTTCATTCTAAAAAAAATTATATATTCTATATCAATCGCTGTATTAGAATTATTTGATAAAAATCCTTCTCCAACATATTGAAAGAAAATATGATCAATATCTTTTATTAAGTTGAAATCTAGGTGGTTAGTTTTTTTTTCAGATTTCATATTTTCACCTGGAACAGATTCTACATAATTTTTCCAGTTGCCATTTTTTAATTCCAAATACAAATCTAAATATTCATCTTTTTTCCAAGAAAACATTTTATATTATACATTGAGACTTTTTGTAGCTCCATAAAAAAGTATTATTCTAGATTGATTACATCTAGAACACTTTAAAATTTTTACTTTGTTTACCTAGAAAGTTTTTAAAACATATTATTCCAGTTACTATTACACCTAGAACACTTTAAAATTTTTACTTTTATATCCTAGAAAGTTTCTAAAACATATTATTCTAGATTGATTACATCTAGAACACTTTAGAATTTTTACTTTTATATCCTAGAAAGTTTCTAAAACATATTATTCTAGATTGATTACACCTAGAACACTTTAAAATTTTTACTTTTATATCCTAGAAAGTTTCTAAAACATATTATTCTAGATTGATTACATCTAGAACACTTTAGAATTTTTACTTTTATATCCTAGAAAGTTTCTAAAACATATTATTCTAGATTGATTACAACTAGAACACTTTAAAATTTTTACTTTTATATCCTAGAAAGTTTCTAAAACATATTATTCTAGATTGATTACACCTAGAACATTTTGAAATTTTTACTTTTATATCCTAGAAAGTTTTTAAAAAGTATTATTCTAGATTGATTACAACTAGAACATTTTGAAATTTTTACTTTTATATCCTAGAAAGTTTCTAAAAAGTATTATTCTAGCATCTAGTATTAACTATTGTATCAAAATCCAAAGGATTCAAAGAGTCATTTCCTAGTGTATTTTTTAATCGTGATACCCCAAAGACCTTAATCCCCGCTGGAACAGGACATAAACTGTCAAAGGATTTCGGAAGCTTTCGTAAATTTTCGTAAATTTCACTAAATAACTAGAACATTTAGAACATTCAATTAACTTACGAAAGCTTCCGAAAGCTCTTGAATGTAGATGTAGATTTAGATGTGAATATTGAATATTTAATGTGTGAATATTGAATATTTTCTAGGGGTGTGACTTGATGCAATTAAATTGAATTACTTTTATTCTCATTTATTTATAAATAAATATGAATGATATAAATGATGTAAATGATGTTAGTGTACAAGTAAATTCTTGTTATCAACCTAGAACCATCACACAGTTATCTTCAGATATTCCACAACTTGAAACGCAATTGAGATTAGCAAATCAGCTAGGATCAGATGAGTCATTGTATGATTTAGTCACAAGTGATTTGAATAATACTTTAATGCTGGGTATTACTCAACAACAAGTTAGAGATTTCCTTAATTTGATAAAACAAACTAATGAGATTAATATACCAGTTAAATATTCTAGAAGTAATATTGAATATATGCTGGATGTTTTTAAAATCAGTAATGCGGCTTTGTGGAGATATTTTGAAATTAACGATAAAAGATTTCTATATTGTATAGTGGTTCACAGGAGAACTGAAAAGTGTCCCATATTAACTTTTTATGATAAAACCTATTATGGTAATGATTATGGATCAATAGATCATTATTTTCTTAATATAGATGCAAACGAAACATTTAAATATCCAGATATATTTGTGTTACAATTCTTTAATTATGGTTTCTGTCAAGGTTATGTGAGTGATTATAGAACAGATCCTGTAAAATTAATTAAATTCTTTGGTTTGAAGCCAAATGTTGATTATAGTGCAATAATGGGTAATAAATTGTATCTGGAATTAAGAAATAATGTTGATAGAATTATTGAATGTGAAACAAATTGCACGAATAGACACGAAATGTATAAATTATTTTCAGAAAAACATGAAAATATATTAGTCTATGAAGATGATGATATTAAAGTATTCAATATTTCAGATTTAAAAACAACTAAAGAAATTCTTCAACCTCCAAAGTTTAATACATCACAATCATATTGTTTGTTCGCAAAAAATCCATGTAAATATGATACTTCAAAAAATTATAAAAAACACAAATATGTTATTATAGATAATATGTTATTACACTGTAATCTAGAACAAGCTGGACCAAATATTTATGTTCCTAGTGAATGTTGTATGTTTATAGGACATCATGTAGATCATTTTTACAGTTCTGAAATTGAAATTAGTAATACTTTTATTTTCTAATCAAATGTTAAGACAACAGTATGTTATCAAGAGAAGTGTCAATATTATTAGTTTTAGTAATGATTTTATTGTGTTTAGTTTCATGGACATCAGTTCAAAAAGAAACTTTTGATGCGTCTGAGCCTATAAAAAGTTTAGAAACTATTGAACAAGAAATAAAAATTAAAAGAGATAGTCAGAATGAACAAGAAAAGCGTCTAGAAATCATTGAAAAAATGATAAATGATCTAGAAAGTAAAATGAATAATATTAAAAATAATAGTAATATTAATCCATCACAAAAGAAAATGGTTAGTAAAGAATGTTCATATGATGATCCATATTGTTTAATGAATAATAATCATATGCAAATTAAAAGTGTGAATCATTGGGCGCAGAAATTATCTTAAAATATTATAAAAATTATCTTAAATATAAGTAAATGAAAACCGGAGCAATTCTGTTTATTATAATTTTTGTCTTTGCTAGTTTAATTTGTTTAGCTTATAATCAAGAAGGGTTCGTATCTAGTCAAAATCAAAGTCAAAATCAAAGTCAAAATCAAATAGTGGACACTATTCCAGAATTAGAAGACACATTAAATAAAATATCTAAATTTACTCATAATTTAGGAACTATTGATAAAGATAAAATAACATCAAATGAGTTAAATGCCATTTCTGAAAAATTAACTAGTCAAGTGAGTGATGTAAGTGCAAAGTTAAATCTTTTAATTGCTAAATTAAATCAAAATAATGAACAAAATAATCGCAATGTTAATATTGTAGCTAGTGAAAATTTAGTAGATAGTGCTGATGTTAAAGCTTCTCAAATTATTCAGGATGAAAGAATAAAGATTTTAAAAGAACGTTTGGCAAAATTACAAAATAATTTTGGAAATTATATTCAAACCAAGAATGAAAAGAATTATCCTAAAATTCCAGTTTATTCTTCATGTGTTATTTCTGAAGCTAGCGGAACATACAGTTTAGATCCTGAAAAAATACAGGGTAGTGGTAAATTGAATATGGTATCAAGTGGTGATAGAAATGTAGTGCCTAGTGTAGTTGTAAATAATCCATTAAAAACAATAGGTAACACACAAATAGAGAATGAGAATGATACATCTGTAATGATTGAACAAATTTTGGAAGGATTATCAAAAAAAGATGTTCAAATAAATTTTAATATTCCTGAAAACAAGTAAGATTTTAGTTTTTTTCTTTTCCTAAATTAAAAGGTACAAACATAAATAACATATTAATGTTGGACAAACAATTATTTTTAGTTATTGCTATATTAGCTTTAATAATCGTAATATTGAGTAAATTTGTATTATTATTAAATGAGGGATTTGAGGATGTAACACCGAACCCTAATAATGGATTATGTCCTCAGAAGGTATGGTGGGAAACTGAAGCACCTAAACAGGTTGTAGCATTTGATACTGGTGTTAAATTTCCTTTAATTGCTTTAGAAAAAGAGAAAGGTATTAATAGTCATTTCCAGATTCCTTTTATGGTTTCTGGAGAAACTGATCCATCTGGATGTATTAGTGTTGTAACTGAACAAGGTACTTATACGTCTGATATGTGTAATAAAAATGATATTTCACAACGTTGGAGACTTGTTCAGATTTCTAATGTTGATGATTATCAAAAGGTTTTAAAAGCCGGTAAAGAAGTTTATTCTGGTATTTCTAGTTATAATATTAATCAAGATACACAATACGGCTTTTTTATGGTTATTTCCGTTAAAGATCCATCAAAATCATTAGCTCATGTAGGTAGCAATTTATCAGTTCAAACTGTTGGACCTTTTAGTAGTCAAAAATGGGATATTACTAAAGAAGATCCAGTAGCCAGTATTTCTACTTATGATACAGTCAAGTATTCTTCATTAGATAATCATTTTCTTAATCCTAAATCTTTTAATCCTATTCAAGGAGGTAATCCTACAAATCCTTATATAAGTGCTGGTCAAACCGCGATGAATCAGAAACCAGTTAGCATTAATATTAATGTTGCTGGAGAGGCTTTAAAATCGGCATTTGGTATTACAGGATCATCTGATGGTCAAAGTGGGGAAAATACGGTTCTTTTGTCTGAAAAGAAAATGGAAAGTTTTAATCCAAATTGTCCGAATTGTCCAACAATTTTGACGGATTATATTAAAAATAATACTGTTCCATGTCACGGATGCAATTTGGATAATTTGTTAACCAATTAATTTTTAGTTTTTTTTCTAATTTAATATGTAAAGAAAGTATTATCTAATCTAGAAATGGAATTTATTGAAACCAATAAAGTAATTATGGCTCTAGTATTTGGTGTTATAATTATTTGTGTAATATCTAGTATGAAAACAATTAAAACAGAGGGCTTTTCTGATTATATTGATGTTGAGAAATTTAATGATGATTCAATTGATCAGCTGAAATTAAATTCAATTAAAACAATTAAATCTGGCGTCGAAAATATTCAAGCTAAATTAAAAGATAGTCAAGATATGAGTAAATATGCCCTTAAATCTGAAATAAAACCTCAACCAGTATGTCGAGTTCAGGATGCAATTGATAAAGACAATTACATTAGTAAGACAGCTGCTGTTAAAGATACATGTCCAGTCCCACCAGATTACGATGCCAGTAAATATATTTTAAAGAGTGCCGCTGAAAAGCCTCAATCATGTCCTTCATGTCCAACATTAGATACTTCAAAATATGTTCTAAAATCTACTTTACCAGTCTCCCAAAAATGTCCTGATTGTAAATGCCCCAAAGTAAGTGTCACCGCTGGATTATGTAAAAGTGCTCCAAAATGCCCACCATGTCCCGCTCCAAGTAGATGTCCTGAAGTTAAATGCCCCGAAATTAAACCTTGTCCTCCTCCAGTTCCATGTCCAGCTTGCCCAGCACCAGTCGCATGTCCTCCTAAAATTTGTCCTCCATGTCCAGTTATGGAAGAAAAGCCATGTCCATCATGTTGTGAACAGAATGCTGCTAAAAATCAAACTGGAGCGACACCAGCACCCACTAAACCATTATCTGATCAAGATTTAGCTCGTAGTACCGCATATAGTACTCCCAATGCGACTGTTTCAACAAGTCCTATCCAGTTATCAAGTAAAAATAATACTACACCAACTACATTAATTGCTGAATCTTCCACTGATGGTGATGATCTAGTTACTACTCCATTACCAACTAAACAGGTGGTTAATAATAATAGTTGGTTGAATGCTTTCTTTACGTCTAACAAAAATGTAAGAGAACCTGCTCCAACTATGAATCCAATTAATATTAATGGGGTTGCCGGATCAACAACTTTATCTGGATCATTGGAAGATCAATCTAATGCGGATAATGGTGTTACTAATAGTATGTTTCCAAAAACTACTGAGCCCCCACTAGTTCAAAATTATAGTGTTAAACAGGAAAAAGAGCGTAAATGTAATAAGGGTGATAATGGTGTACCCTTTAATCATGAATTTAAACAATTTGGTATTTATGGCAGAAATGATAACGGAATTGCAACATATAATTAATATTTTAGCAATTTCAGTCATTTAGGTTACATGGTAAAATTGAAGTGTGTTAAATAATAATATAATATTAATAACTCTATAGATAAAACATGCCGCACTATAAGCTAGACCTCAAGCTCTTTATTAACAAAGTTACTAATGGGGAACCGTCTCCCATCAAATATGAACTACATGAAACAAACCCGAACATGTATACATTTGAATGCACAACACCACTATCCGATCCGGTTTATTTTACAGAAGAAAAATCAATTGTGACGGCGATAGACACGTATCACAGGAGACATATCAAGTACTTCCGGATTATGTGTGCACAATTTGCGTTTAATCTTAAGATATTACTAAATTTGCAAAAGAATATCAATTTTGGCGACTTTTTCAGTGTGAATTCATTCGGTGGAAAGTCATTATTGTACAATCTTGTTGGTGTTATGCGTCGCAAATATAATGATAATGGAGACAAGAACCCATTGAACCCGAGTGACCCCTCTGTATTTGTTGGTATTACTCCTTCAGATTATTGTTCGGAGGTATTTAATTGTGGACGCAATAGCAAATTTCCTCTACAACCATATATTACAAATCTATCTGTATACCGTAAGGATTCATCCGGATTCATACCAAAATACAATTACGCTTTTGAATTGCAACTAGCATATGATACTAAAAACAACATTTTCCGTTATCTAAAAATTAACCCAGATGGGAGCACAGCATTTTTGAATGATAGTGATTTTTCTGAAGAATATTATGTCAATGAAAAGATTAATTATGACAAGGTTCATTCAATTAATACTTTTATTAACATTATTGTATCATCATTGTTCATGGAGTCTGTCAATTACTTTCTGACAAGATTTAGGTCAGATTCAAAGTCAAAATTGGCTGTTCGTACTAATTATTTTCAATACTATACAACTGATCAACAGAAAAAGATCCAATTACTCATTACCGCATGCGGAACTTTTAAAAATAAGAAGAAGGTTGGAGACTATTATACATTTTTAGATAATCCTGATGTCTCTTACATCTTTCTAGCTAATTTGTTTGCAATCCTAGTAAATGAATCTGGACTAAATCCAAGGAATCTGGATCCACGTGTCAGCAGTTTAAATGAATCCCCAAAAACAGTTGCACATTGTAAAGTATCCTTTTCAACTAAACTCAATGTATTGACATATACAAAATCCTACATGGAAAAAGCATACCGCGATCACAATATTCAGTCCGATGACAATATTTCAGAAACATCGAGTGCTTCTTCAGAAACATCGAGTATGTCTGATTCAGATGCATTGAGTATGTCTGAATTTTCAGATGCATCGAGTGTGTCTAGTTTTTCTAGTAGTTCTAGTGGATTGAGTACGTTTGATCTTTCACGTTTTACAAGTGTAATGGATAGTGCTAGAAGTATTCTTGGCTTTGCATATAGTTTTGTAAGAGGTAACCCTGAGGAGGCAAGTGCTTCAGCAGCTGTTTCCGAAGAGGATATTGCTTTTAAGAATTTTATTGCTTCCGCATTGCTCAATCCAAATTACACACTAAAACATTAAGAACATTAAGATGGAATTGATGACAATTAAAAATTTATATAAATTATATAAATAATTTTTTTTTGGTTTTGAAATTAATACAAAAAAATTGATTTAATTTTGAGTATTATTTGCGAAAAGATAAGATAATAAACACATATGTATAACATTTGCAAAAATTATCAACATTACTTATATTTCAGTTATGAAAGTTCAACTGGAGATTGTTTATCGTGTAAATACATCCAATCATCAAATGATCATGAGTTTAAACAATATCTTCGAAGAAATGTTCCTGGAGCTAAATGTCCTAATAGTTTGTGCGAAGTCACAATGGGACGAGGATGGATTGGAAGTCATCATGGAGGTCCTAGAATGACATGTGGTGATTGTAGTGGAAATTATAATTTTCATCCTGGATTGTCACATGATGGATATAAAGCATTTAATGATGTAAAGTCTGGTTGCTTTAACATTACCCAAAGTGATAGAAATAAACTTGCTGAAAAAATTAGAATGGATGAACAAAAAAGACGTGAAGAAGAAGAGCAAAGAAGAAAAGATGATATTGAAAGGAAACAAAATCAAATAAGAAGTGCGATGAGGCAAGCAGAGATAGACAATGCACGTGCGCAATTAAGAGAAAATGAAAATTTAATAAAATATGATAATCAGCGAAGTGAATTTACTAAGTTCGTAAATAATCTTATTAACAATCCAGACTCTATAATGGCAGGAATAAAAGAAACACCTATGAAAGGATATATAATCCATAGATATGATGGAATATATGATGGTAAGTATGGTATAGTTCATCCGGCACCTAGAGTTAAAACTAAATATGTATGTTGTTTTAAAACTGTAGATAAAAATATAAATGCATCTTCAACCAAATTCGTTTTGAATGACATAAAAAAAATGTGTGCAATAGGATTACCATACGACAAATCTAACTTACATAAACTTTTAATTGGTGATGAAACTAATTCTTATCTGGGCAAAAAAAAACTTGAATATCAAAAAATATTTTTCAAACATAATGGACATTTATCTGGGGAAGCAGATATTATGTTGCTCATATATGATAAAGATAGATATGGACTAATAGAAATTAATTAATTCGAAAAGATTACAATAAAAATTAATACAAAAAATTGATTTGAAGTATTGAAAAAAATAATAAAAGAATATGAATAAAATTTGCAAAAATTATCAACATTACTTATATTTCAGTTATGAAAGTGTAACTGGAGATTGTTTATCATGTAAATGCAATCAATTATCAAATGATCATGAGTTTAAACAATATCTTCGAATGAATGTTCAAGGAGCCAAATGTCCAAATAGATTTTGTGAAGTCACAATGGGACGAGGATGGGTTGGAAGTCATCATGGAGGTGCTAGAATGACATGTGGTGATTGTAGTGGAAATTATAATTTTCATCCTGGGTTGTCAAATGATGGAAATGCGGTATTTAATCATGTTACTTCGGGTCGTTCTAATATTACACAAAATGATAAAAATATACTTGCTGAAAAAATTAAAATGTATGAACAAAAAAGATGTGAAGAAGAAGAGCAAAGAAGAAAAGATGATATTCAAAGGAAAGAAAATCAAATAAGAATTGCTGTAAGACAAGCAGAGATAGATTATGCAAACGACAAATCAAGGGAAAACGCAAATCTAATAAAATATAATAATCAGCTAAGTGAATTTACTAAGTTTGTAAATAATCTTATTAACAATCCAGATTCTATAATGACAGGAATAAAAGAAACACCTATGAAAGGGTATCTAATCTGTAAATCATGTCCTTTATACCATCAATATGGATGTCATGAAGGATTATATTATCGAGGTGTATATGGGTCAGTTCGTCCAAAACCTAAAAATGAATACATATGCTGTTGTAAAATTGTACATAAAAATATAAATACTCTGACTAAATTTGTTAGGAATGATATTAAAAAAATGTGTTCTCAAGAATTACCGTACAATAAATCTGAATTGTATCAACTTTTAGTTAATAATTGTTTGGATCGTTATCATCGTGTTTCTGATTCTGAAAAAATTGAGCGACACAAATCCTTTTTCATAAAAAATGGATATCGATTTGGGGAAGATGATATTGTATTGATTATATATGATAAGGGTAGATATGGACTAATAGAAATTAATTAATAGAATTAATGCGAAAAGATTACAAAAAAAAATTGATATAAATTATTTTTTTTGCTTGAAAAATAAATTAAGTATAAATAAGTGTTATGGATCGTTTTTTGGTTGGTAATGTAAAAAATAATAGTAGTGATAAGTTCATTGATGTTGGACTTAGTAGTGCGACTGTATTATTTTATCAGAATTTTATGTCATCTGATGATGCGAATAAATTTTATGATGTGTTTGAGAAATTAAAGTATTGGGAGAAAAAGGATATTAAAATTGCTGGAAAAATTTGCAAACAAAATAGATTTTCATGTCATTTTGCATCTGATCCAAATCTTCATTTTCGTTATAGTGGTACCAACAATACTGGTCATATTTTTACTAAAGAACTTCTTGATATAAAAGATAGGATTGAGAAGCTTCTACAAAATAAATGGAAATTTAATTATTGTTTATTAAATTATTATCCAGATGGATCTAGTAATATAGGTATGCATTCTGATGATGAGAGAGATCTAGATGGACCAATAGCGAGTGTATCTTTGGGCGTATCTAGATATTTTGATTTTCATCCAATTGAATCAATATTTACGAAAGAGAATAATGTTGTTCCAGGTAAAAAACGTATTCAATTAACGAATGGTTCAATGGTGTTAATGATGCCAAATACTCAAAAATATTGGAAACATGGGATACCTATTGAAAGTAAGATAGATAAAGGTCGTATCAATTTAACTTTTAGAGTTGTCAAAAATAATCATGGTGATAATAAGTTATAATAAAATTGAAAGTCTTTAATGATATCATATTATATCAAGAAATACAATGGCAAACAAGTCTAACGATCCTCCGTCGTATAGTGATTTAACTAGTAATATTGTACATGAAATTGAGACAACATATTATATTGCAGATGAAATGGTTCCTTTTTCATTTCAGTTAATTCGCAATAGTGATATACATAAACGTATTACTTATGAAATTAGGGATGGTGATGAATTAATAAATGTTTTAGATTCTTTTGAATCATCAAACTATTCCGGTGGAATATCATTCACACACAACGTTAATAATTCTATTAGCTGGAATACAGACAGTTTGTATGCTACGAGTGGGGTCCATATACCATATAATGATAAAAGTTCAAATCGACACTATAAAATATTCAAAACCTTTTTGACGTTTAAATATACAGCTGTTCCAACTGTAAAATGCTATTGTGGTATTATGTTGGGAAGATATTTACCAGGTACAAAATATACTTTTTGGAGAACTAATTTATCTTTGGATCATTCTATAAATTTGATGAAAAATTTAGTTCCGTATGATGATGCATTTCATAATGAAAAAGAATCGGGAGATTTAGAAAATAAGTGTTATTTTATCGGGTTATCTATGATAGGTAAAAAGTATTCACTTGTAGGAGATTATAGATGTTCAACTCCAAAGGAAGTTTTAGCAGTTTTAGAAAAATTTAAGAAATTAAATCCACCACAACATACATGGATTTAATAATTTCTAATTTTAACCATTATAACTCTTAAATAGTTATAATAAAATTGATATTATTAATAATATTGATGTAATGATAAAATAAAAATGTTACATCACGCTAGCGATCTTCCTCCATACAGTGAAGATAGTTCATTTTGCGGAGTTAATACTATACAACCTACGGCTCCTCAGGCTCCTCCAGCATGTCCACCAACACGTTATCTTGTTGACGAAATGATTCCTTTTTTCGTTATTTTGGAAGATGCTGAAAAACCGATTTGCACATATGAAATCAGGAGTGGTTCTGAGTTGATACGTGTGTTAAATTCATTAGAATCATCACGTGATTCATTTGCAATAAAATTTCAACATAATATTAATAATGGAATGACACATAGACCTCACCCGGATCCATTTCAATGGATTAAGACTACATACACAAAAACTACTCCCAATCGAGAATACAATATACTAAAAACTTTTTTGACATTTGAGTATACATCTCTTTCACCTGTTGAATGCGATTGTTATATTGTATTCGGATATGTTTTATCAGAAGTTCATGTTATGTTTTGGAGAACCAGTTTGTCTTTGGAAGATTCTATTAAGTTGATGAAAAAGTTAGTTCCAACTAATGATAGTTTTTATGTAGAAAAAAGGGTTACAAGTGTAAATGTACCTATTAATTTTTACATTGGATTGTCCATGATAGGATCTAAGTATGTATGCACTGAAGATTATAGATCTTTAACACCTACAAAGGCTTATGGAGTTTTAGAAAATATGAAGAAATTAAATGCGCAACATATTACATCCGTTTAATAATTTACAGCATAGGCAATTTATAATAAAATTGAAATTAATTGTTCTAATATTGTACAATGTTAGAATGGCAAAGAACAATTGTGATCTTCCTCCATATAGCGCTAAAATTAATGCTGTGCAACCGACAGCTTCTCAAGTATGTCCCCAATCGTATTATATTGTAGATGAAATGATTCCATTTTCAATTATTTTGTCTGATTTAACGGAAAAAGAAATTAACACATTTGAAATTAGGAGTGGTTCTGAATTAATAAATGTATTAAATTCATTAGAATTATCAAATAGTTCATGGAGCATAAAATTTACACACAGTACTAATAATTCTATGATATATAGATATATAGGTGATATTTTCCGATGGATTCCAACAAAATACATAAAAAAATCTCCCAATCCTATATACAATATAATAAAAACATTTTTGACATTTAAGTATGAACCTCTTCCAGTTGTAAAATGCGATTACAGTATTCTGATTGGATATGTTATATCAGATGTCCAATATATTTTTTGGAAAACTAATTTGTCTTTACAAGATTCTATTAATTTAGTAAAAAAATTAGTTCCATATAATGATAATTTTTACGTTCCCAAAAAAAATACAAATAATCCTATATGTTATTATATTGGATTGTCCGTGATAGGTTATAAATATATATGTACTGAAGACTGTAGATGCGTGACAGCTGAAAAGGCTTTAGAAATTTTAGAAAATACTAAAAAATTAAATCCGCTACATGCTACATTTCTTTAATTTTAATTATTGGCAATACTAAAATGACATAAGTTTATTAATAAAAGTATTAAGATATTAGTCCAAATTATAATAAATGGAATTATCAATTAAAACGGAACATTTTACTCCAAAATTTTTATATATTAATCTTAACACTCGTAATGCATCTTTTTATCCAATATCATATCGTACTCCTACCTTAACCTTGAATAATTTGTTATTTGAAACTCCATGGATGGATGCTCCATTTGGTATATGTCAATATAATAATGAAAAAGATAAAGAAGAAGGAAAATATTATTTGGATTTATCTTTTGGTGGTTATTTATATGACACCGAGATTAAAAATTTTTTTAGAGTTATAGAAAGTCTTGATAATTTTATAATAAATTTTATTGATGGTCATAATGATTTATTAGGTATTAATCAGAATAAATATATATATAATAAGCAAATTAGGTATAATAAAAATAATCCTAGATATCCTCCAACGATTAAGTTAAAAATTTTTGAAAAAGATACAAAAATTGTTGATTTATATGATAGAACTGTTACTGATTTTAGTCAATATATTCAGTCAGGTGCTAAAGTCCAAGCATTAATTCGTTGTAATGGTTTATGGACATATGAAAATAAATGGGGATTATCGTGGAAAGTTGCAAAATTATCTGTTAAACATCCTGATTTTTTACCAGAAGATCCATTTATTGATGATGTAGAAAATAAAATAGAATCAGATCCATCTTTGGGTAATTTAGTGAATGACCTAGAATTGGAAGATCAATTAGAAAGTAATTCTTTTGAACAAAAAAATAATAAACACTTATCAATACCAACTACATTATTTTTTAATAACACTGAAAATGTAGATGATATTGGAGACTTTGATATAGACATAGATGCAGATGTAGATGTATTAAATTTGAATATTGATGTTGAGGTTGAAGATTAAATTATTTCTAGCCATTTTGAGTATTTTATTTGTCTTTCTGGATAATTATTATCATATATCCATAAATTAATAGTTTCCATTGCATAAGCCATCAAACGACTCCATAATCCTAATATTTTTTTATAATTTTGAATTAAAGGAATAATGGATGGGTGACAATTTTTTTGATATCCTTTCAAAAACCAATCCATAATAATAGGATCATTTAAACCATAATCTATGAAACTAAGATGAATATTAACCCAGTCAGCTAAAGGAGAACCTATACCAGCTTCTCCCCATCCTATTATAGATTTGACTGTTTTTCTTTTATTATCTATTAAAATATTGGAAGTTGTGAAATTGCCATGAACTAATACTTTAGGGTCATCACTTAGTTTTAATTCATCATATAAAAGTCTAAATTGATATCTTAAATTATCTAGTCCTGGAAAAATATATCCGGTATAGTTCATATCTCGTAAAGTTTTTGCATAAAAATTAAAAACGTCATCTAATTCAAATGAATTCAATTCTTTTATATGAGGTGTATTGTTTAAAGGTAAATTATCTTCAATATCATTCCATAATTTAGAATGTAATTTACCTAAAACTTCCCCAGATGAATAAATAATTTTTGACCAATCTTCACAATTTATATCATGTATATATATTTTTGATATTTTTTGATACAACATATATTCAGATCTATCTTTATCTTCATTAAATCTGTAAAAAATACCATCATTAAATTCAGTAAATTTATTATTTTCGAATGTTTTAAGTGCTTCTCTAACTAGATGCTCTCTGATGAAATAGTTTTTGGTGTCGAGTGACCACCAAGATAACATATTTTGATATTTAATGGATTCAACCTTTAAAATTGTTCTAGGTGAATCATATTCATCTACTTTTAATCTTTTAGGGGCTAATTCAAAATTTTCAATTTCACCGGACAAAGACTCCTCTCTAACCCGTTTTCTAGATTGATATGTATCACTTTTTGATCCATTAGTTTGACCATAATGATTAATCATATCTTGATAATTCTTAACTTTTATAATGTGAGTCATTTGACTTGACTAGTAATTTGGCATTAATAAAATTAAATCAATTTTATTTTTATATATACAAACAAAAAATCAAGTAATATAGTAAGTAATATAATAAATAATGAAATTAATATTTTATCAACTGAGTCAACTTGAAAGGTACGCAAACATTAAAATTAAATTTCATAAACCAACATCATCAACTAAAGTTATAGACGTAGATCAAGAACATTCTGGGCATTTTAGCATTTTTAGAAATCTTAAAACTAAACTAATCTATCTATATTATTCAACAAATCACCTTAATCCCTTCCTATCTAAAACAAAACTTCTAGTCAGTAATGATGGATTACATTTCAAACCTTATGATGTTGATATATCAAAAAAAGCTTTCTCATACAATATGACTACATTTATAGATCTTTCACCTTCATGTATATCTAAACATCGATATAAAGCGATTGGTGGATGTCATTTAAGTCAATGGCATTTTAATAAATTAGGTACTAGTGAAGACATCATTCGGTTTAGAAATTTACCCTTAATGAATTTGAAACCCTTAATGAATTTGAAACCCTTAATGAATTTGAAATCTAATATAGATATTCGTCATCCTGCTACTGCCGATAAAAATGATGATATTGAAGGTATTTTTAAATTTGTGGATCCGACACGGTCTGACTTGAAATATCATGCAAATGGACTTTATGTGTACACATCAGATGATGGATATAATTGGACGATTGGAGATGAACTTCCGATAATTTCAGGAATGAAAGAGGGTCATTATGATAATCTTTATTTTTGTTCAACATTTCAGTCACAACCTAATTGTTTTTTTAATTATTCTAGAAATGAATATATATTGTATTTACGAAGTCATCTAGGTGAAGGTTTAAAACATATTCAAGTATCTAAATCCCGTGATTTAATTAACTGGAGTCCATTAAAATTTATTAATTTTAATCCGTCATTTGATTTGACCAATGATAATTATGAGAGTATCAATGCAATGATGTATCCATCTACTGGAAATATATATATAAGCTTTCCAGTTTATCATCAAAAAAAAGCAAAAAAAAGTAATGATTCTTGTATTAAAGTGGGTTTTTCAGAAGATGGATTGAATTGGAAAATATGTAATAATTTAATAATTCCAAAATTATCAAAAGATAATACATCTAGTGCAATGGTGTATGGTTTAATAATGTCTGATGATGGATCTGAATTTTATTTATATGAACATAGGAATAGATTTGGAAATATTAAAAATGAATCTAATTCAATTTGGAGACATAATATTAGGATGGATGGATTTAGTTCAATATCGGTGAATGATACAGAAGGATTTATTCAAACTAGAGAAATTACGTTTAATGCACATATAAATTTAAATTATAAAACTGGAGTAAATGGATATCTTCATATAGAATTTTTAAATACTAATTTAGATACTATATCAACTATAAAAAATATTAGTGGTAATCAAATTAATAATAGCATAAATGTTCCTAAAATATTTCATATGAAAAAAGGATATTTAAAAATAGTAATGAAAGAATGTGAATTATACTCAATTATTTTTTAATATTGTAATTTAATCATTGAATGGAATTATAGGTAATGGTGTCTTGAAAGTTATTATAAAAATCCGGATATTATCATCATTTATATAGAATTGATATCTGGAACCTATATATTCACATAACATATTATTATATTTGAACGCTTCCCATGACCATGTCTCATAATCAAATTCAGCGATAATTGTGAAAGGATATATTTTTGTATTTTGATCAAAATATTGATCAATATTATTCAAAAATGTGATTGGATAATATGGTAAAGCTAAGAACATTCGTTTTTCTGTGATATGTTCAATAAGTAAATATACTTTAGTCTTTTGATAATTAAAATAATAAAGATCTATAGAATGTATGTATTGATTATTTTCTTTTGTAATTTTGGCAAATTCTTCTAAAATGGATTTATAAAATTCTTCCAAAACAGATTTAGCAATACTAATTGCTAAACCATCATATATATTCTGTGTATTATTATCATCTGGTATCCAGATACTATGAGATGGATACAATTCAAACAGCTGATGTATTTCATATTGATGTTTGCAAACTTCTTCTAGAGCAATTCTAGTTAATGATTTTACACGAGAGACACCTACATTAACAACATTTTTGTAATTTACTTCTTCTTGTGTAAATTCATTTATTTCATCGGAAGATTGAGAATTTTCATCTTCTTCTGAACTACTTTCATAACCTTTTATTGAATGATAATCATCATCAAAATATTTTGCTGAAAAATTTTTATAAGTAATTAATTCAGTAATGTTTTCCAAATCAATATTTTTTTCATATGGATGATAAATGCGTATTGATTTTATTATGTCTTTGAGAGTATTAATGTAATCACCATCTTTTTTCACAGAGTGTAATTTTTTATTTCTGCAAAAGCGAAGCCGCATTATGAGTTTATGAATTATTATTAATATATTTTAATGATTTCAATTTTGTGTCCATGTATCAAGCTATATTTATATAACACATTCAAGAGCTTTCGGAAACTTTCGTTAATTTTACGAAATAATTCTTTACACACTAGAACACCCTAATAACATATTCGTATTGATTACGAATGATGCCGAATGCTTTTGACAGTTCATATGCAATCTCTTTACTAGAAGGGTATCAGGTGTCAAAAAAAGAACTAGCAAATCATCCATTTTTGCCTTATAATATTTTAAATATTCTATACCATGGGTTAAATATTGATGCTTTATGAATGTAATAGTAACTAGAATAATACTTTTAAAAAACTTTCTAAGAAATAAAAGTAAAAATATTAAGATGTTCTAGTTGTAATAGTAACTGGAATAATACTTTTAAAAAACTTTCCAAGAAATAAAAGTAAAAATTTTAAAGTGTTCTAGATGTAATAGTAACTGGAATAATACTTTTTAAAAACTTTCCAGGACACAAAAGTAAAAAATTTAGTGTGTTCTAGATGTAATAGTAACTGGAATAATACTTTTTGAAAACTTTCCAGGACACAAAAGTAAAAATTTTAAAGTGTTCCAGGTGTAATCAATCTAGAATAATACTTTTTAAAAACTTTCTAAGAAATAAAAGTAAAAATTTTAAAGTGTTCTAGTTGTAAATGAATCTAGAATAATACTTTTTGAAAACTTTCTAAGAAATAAAAGCAAAAATTTTAAAGTGTTCCAGGTGTAATCAATCTAGAATAATACTTTTTAAAAACTTTCTAAGAAATAAAAGTAAAAATTTTAAAGTGTTCTAGATGTAATAGTAACTGGAATAATACTTTTTAAAAACTTTCTAGGACACAAAAGTAAAAATATTAAAGTGTTCTAGATGTAATAGTAACTGGAATAATACTTTTAAAAAACTTTCCAAGACACAAAAGTAAAAATTTTAAAGTGTTCTAGATGTAATAGTAACTGGAATAATACTTTTTAAAAACTTTCTAGGACACAAAAGTAAAAATATTAAAGTGTTCTAGATGTAATAGTAACTGGAATAATACTTTTTAAAAACTTTCTAAGAAATAAAAGTAAAAATATTAAAATGTTCTAGATGTAATAGTAACTGGAATAATACTTTTTAAAAACTTTCTAGTGTATAAAAGTAAAAATATTAAAGTGTTCTAGATGTAATAGTAACTGGAATAATACTTTTTAAAAACTTTCCAGGACACAAAAGTAAAAATATTAAAGTGTTCTAGATGTAATTGAATCTAGAATAATACTTTTTAAAAACTTGCTAAAAAATAAAAGTAAAAAATTTAGAGTGTTCTAGTTGTAATAGAATCTAGAATAATACTTTTTGAAAACTTTCTAGATCAACAAAGTAAAAATATTAAAGTGTTCTAGATGTGATAGAATCTAGAATAATATTTTTTGAAAACTTTCAGGAATGAAATTAAAAATGTGATCCATAATAAAATGGTTTATCGCATGCCAATTGATTAACTTTTGTTTTTAGTTGAGTGATTTTAGTATATATTTCAGTTTCTTGGTTTTCTAGATAAGTTTTAAAATCTTGTAGTTTTGGTCCAACAATATTTTGAACTTCTTTGCATAAAATTACAACCTGATCAAGATAATCCGCAACCAAATCGAAATCATTTTCAGTAAATTCTCTAGTTACCATAGCGGCTGTTCCTATTCTGACACCACTAGGAGCCATTGCGTTTTGATCACCGGCAACACAATTTTTGTTTAAGGAAATATCTACTAATTCGCATAAATATTCTACTTTGCTTCCAGTGACACCATGTGCTTTTAGGTTGACTAATAATAAATGATTATCAGTACCACCTGTCATGATTTGATAACCTTTTTCATTAAGTTTTTGAGATAAATGACGAGCCATATCACGTACTTGGATCATGTATGTTTTAAATTCTGGGGATTGTACATTTTTCAATTGGCATGCTACGGCGGCTATTTGGTGATTATGAGGACCTCCTTGTAATCCTGGAAATACAGCCTCATTAACTTTAGCAACTAGCGTACCATTTTCTGTTTTTTTATTAATAAATATAATACCTGATCTAGGACCTCTTAATGTTTTATGTGTAGTAGTAGTAACAATATCAGCATATTCAAAAGGAGAATTCATTAAACCAGTAGCTACAAAACCACTAATGTGAGCTATATCAACCATTAGATATGCGCCAACTTTATCAGCAATTTTTCTGAAAAATTTATAATCAAAATCTCTGGAATAGCAACTACCACCTGTAATAATTATTCTAGGCATAAATAATGATGCCAATTCTTCCATTTTTTCATAATCAATTAAACCATCTTCTTTGATCTGATAAGGAAGTGACTGAAAATAAATAGATGTTGCACTTATTTTCTTTTTAGGTGTATAAAATCCATGTGTCAAATGACCTCCTGAGGGTAATCCAAGACCCATAATGCGGTCATGTGGATTAATCAAACCAGTATAAACGGCAAAATTAGCGGGACTTCCAGAATAAGGTTGTACATTTACGTGCCAATCAGAGTCATCTAGATGAAAAGCTTCTAGTGCTCTTTTTTGACATAAAGTTTCTATTTCATCAATTACTTGATTTCCACCATAATATCTACGACCTGGATATCCTTCAGAATATTTATTTGTAAGGACACTACCAAGTGATTGAATAACACTAGGACTTGTAAAATTTTCACTAGCAATTAATTCAATACTATTTTTTTGACGTGTATACTCTTTATCTATTAAATTGTGTAATTCTAAATCATCTTGTTGTAATGATTGAGTAAAAAATTGAGACATTTTGATATTACTTTTGAATAATCTACATGCATAATGAATAACTTCAATTCAATTTTATTTTCAAACATTATTACTATATCAGTCATGAGAATATTTTAATTTCCCAAAGGTTTAATAGGCAATTTATAAGTCATTTTTTAACATCATGAGACCCTTCTAGCAACAAAACCCGGCATGAACAGTCAAAGGATTTCGGAAACATTCGTAATTATCACGAATGTTGATTGGATTATTCTAGTATTTTAGGTATTTTAGGAGTTATTTCGTAATGATTACGAATACTTCCGAAAGCTCTTGAATGTTGTATGTAAACATTACTAGAATATATAAAATTTTCAAAAAATGAATAAAAATTTATGGAAAGAGAGATAAAAAATCTGATATTGCTCCTTTACCTCCATCCAATGGAGAAATATAATTTACAATTTTCTTAACTTCTTGATGAGCATTATTTGGACATCCAGAAAATCCAACTTCTTTCAATGCAAATATATCATTTAGACCATCCCCAAAAAAAGCCACGTTATCTATAGAAATTTTCATATCATTACATATACACGTGACATCAGCTAATTTTGATTTTACATTGCCATGTAAAAATGATAATTTCCATTGTTTAGCTTTCTTTTTGAAGAAATTTAAACAATTACCAGAAATGATTCCTATTTTATAATTTTTATTTATGGTTTTTACTACAGCATCAGCATCTAGAGTATAATAATTTTTAATGACACGTCCCTTATAATCTAGATTTATAGAACCATCACTAAAACAACCATCAAAATCAAAAATAATTAGTTTAATATTATCTAAATTCTTATTTAAGTTTGAAATTGGGTCTTGAATTATTTCTAAATTATTTAGAATAATAGGTGAATAAGTAAGTTTATTATGTTCCTTTAACTTTAATAACAATGCCTCTCTAGTATACATATTAAACCCTCTAGTTTTTGAAAGTACTATATCAGTACTCGAAATTGATTCATGATTTTGACATTGACGTACAGTAAATGAACTATCGAAGTTTAATAATAATATACTATTTAATCCTTTTAAAATATTATCTGAAGTTAATGATGGGGTTATTAGTTCAATAAATATATAAATATCTGCATGAACTATTTCAGCAAAATTTTGGTATAAAAATATACCAGTTAATTTATCAAAAAGTTCTAAATATTTAATATTATTTGATACACCAACATAATTTTTTATTTGATCATATGAACAATATACATATATTTGATTAATACATGAAATACTTTGCAATATTTTAAATATAGAAGGAATTGAACTAAAATCTATAAAATGAGAGTTTTCTAGTGTAACACAAGCAACAATATTTTTATTATTATCCATTTTAATGCTTATTATGTATATACAAAATATTTCACATACTCAATTTTATATAAAAATATCAAATATCAAATACATTTGAGCATATATTACTTAATATGGGATCAAATATCAAATACACTGGAACCTATATTACTTAATATATTATTACTGGTACCAACTATACTAAAATATTGATCATATTGTGTATTGAAACTGAACATGGATGTGAATGTTTGTATTAAAATAAATACATTTAATAAGAATTTAATCCAACTAAAACCATTACCACTGGAGTTATAAATTAATATCCATACATAATAGGCGACAAATATTAATTCTAACCATTTTATTAAATTTTCTAATGTAAAATCCCATATGGAACTTTCCTTAGGTTGTTCTACTTTTGTTTTTGGATTTAGATTAAAATCAACGCATTTTATAATTTTATCAGATGATTTTGGTGATGTTTTGGAATTATCCATCAACATGTTATCAAAATCAAGTCGCAAATCTTTTTCCACTTGGGGTCTTATTTCTTTTTCAAGTTTTGTCAAATGAAATTTATTATTTAATTCTTCTAGTTTTTCGCTACCATATAAAACTCCTATTAATTCAGTCATTAATTTATTTTTTTGTTTTGGCAAATGAATTTTTAAGCGGCACATAGGACATTCTTTTAGAGAAGTTATACAGAAAGAACAAAATGTATGTTGGCATAATAAAGTTATAGGGTCATAGAAAAAATCTTTGCAAACATCACACTTCAAATTATCTTCTACTTCAGAATCACTCATTTAATATGAAAAAACAAAATTCAATTTAAAAATAAACTCACATACATCAAGATTCAAAAATTAATTATATAAATTATTATTCAAGTTTTGTGTATTAATTGGTAAAAAGAATACATCAGCATTAAGTTGAACTTGTCCATTATTGGTTGATTTTTTTTTATTGATAACGTCACGCCAAGTACTTTTAATTATTTCTTCTTTGAGTGTTTCTTTTTCATCTGGTTTTGGTAATTTTTCTATTTCTTCTTTTCTAATTTTGATTTCTTCGGGGAACAATTTATCAATCAACTCACTTAGTTTAAAATTTGCGATTGGTGGTCGAAAATATTGAAGTTTGCAAGTTGGACATGTATGATTATTATTTTGTCTTTCTCTTGTAATTAAACACGATTGACAAAAAGTGTCTTGGCAAAACAATGTAACTGGTTGACACAATAATTTTTGACACACAGAACATTTGAGACATTTAATTAATTCATTCTTTTTATTTGTCGTAATTTCCATTTAAATTTCTAAATCTATTAAAATGTTGTAAAACAAACGTAGTTTTAATATTTTACTTTAATATTTTACTATTTTAAGTAAAAATGGATCACATCAAATAATAAAATTGAATCTTCTAAATAATTTATATTAATACTATGTCTTCTAACCAGACACCCTACGGATCTGGAGCTATGCTCCAAACTGGTTCAGATGGAACCAGTAAGGCATCAAATGGTTCAGATGGAACCAAGCAGGAGCAAACTACACGCAAACCCAAATTGGATCCGTGTGAGTTTGCCAACGTGATTGACGAAGCTTCATCGGAAGAAGATGAAGATGCTTCACAAGAAAAAAGGACTCTCCAGAGGACAAGAGTTCAACCAGCAAAACCACTTGACCAAGACCAAAAAAAAGGGCCTTCTCCGTTGTCGGCTTATGATGAGTTTCGCAAAAAAAGTGGATGCGATCTCGTTTTTTGCGAAAAGACCCAGCGGCACGTTATGATTTTGCCCGGTGCTACACCTAAGCCACAAGGGTTTGATTTTCGCGGGTCTCAGTTGTACAACCAACGGAAGCGGAAGCAACCTCAGGAACAACCTCCGGCTCAGGAACAACCTCCAGCTCTGGAACAACCTCCGGCTCAGGAACAACCTCCGGCTCAGGAACAACCTCCAGCTCAGGAACAACCTCTGGCTCAGGAACAACCTCCAGCTCAGGAGCAACCTCCTGTGCAAGCTCTGGAACAACCTCCAGCTCAGGAACAACCTCCAGCTCAGGAACAACCTCCGGCTCAGGAACAACCTCTGGCTCAGGAACAACCTCCAGTGCAAGCTCTGGAACAAGAGAAACCTCATAAGCAACCTCAGGTGCAAGCTCAAAAGTCAAATGAGTCACAACTCGACCGGATTTGCCGTGTGTTGGCTTCGGTTGATGAACCTCCTCAGGATAAGTTTGAAGTGTGGCGCAACGAGTTGCGACTCTATTTGCTTGGTGTAACTCTTGCGGAAGCCATTCAGAAGCGTCAAATGGAGATGGAGATGGAACGTGAGCGAGAGAAAAAGATGATGGAGTTTCTCACTTCTCTCAAAGAAAAGGAAGAAACCAAAAGGAAGGCCAGATGGACCAGAAATGTAGTTCCATCTGAATCGAAGAAATTGTCATAAGTAGTATTATATATAGATAAAGTATAATATAAATATAAATAAAGAAATTTTTTATAATTTACTTATCGGGCTTTAAAATGAGCGTTCGTGTAAAAATTTTTAGTAAAAATAGATAATACCCTATAATAAAATTGAATATCAAAAATATTACATATATATAGCCTGTCATGTCTGCACAAGCATACACGGCCAACCCCGGCTTGACCGGAAACCACAACGATCGTCACATTCCTCTGCCAGAGGCTTTGCGACAGCTACTACTACAACACGGAGGCGCAACTGGACGTCGCGCAATGGGCATTGCACAAGCACTCTCGCAAGAGAATGAAGAGATCAATCGCTTAATGAGCGGAAACTCGGACCCACCGTCACGCGGGCCCTCGAGTGAGGAGTCGCATGATTCAGACCAATCTGGTGCCGTGAACCGTGTGCCACGATCCGGCTCTGGTGCCGTGAACCGTGTGCCACGATCCGGCTCTGGTGATCAACCAGCTCTCCCCCCAAGCACTGATGAATATCCTCTGACGGATTCATCAGGATGGTGGGACATGCCAGATGAGAACAATCGGACAGGGATCCCCATCCCCGGCCAGGACCAGGAAACTCTCGATGATCAGGAGGCTTCAGATGATTGGGAGAACCAAATTTCTTCTCAGAACAGCCCCCAGGTCTGTTGTGGAGCACCAGATCTGGAAGGAATTCCACCCAGTCAAAACTTCCGGCGAGAGGAGTCTCAGCCTGATGACGACGGCGGCGACGACGACAACAGCGAAGACGACAACAACAACAACAACAGCGACAGCGACGACGAACCAGAGTTGTCACAGCTGCAGCAGCCTGAAGTGCGACCTGTACTACCAGGTCTGCAAACAGGATTTGAGGATGCGCTTCTGGCCTCGAGGCGTCAGCGAAACCGGCGCGGCACACCAGCTGGTGTCCCACGCGGAAACGGCTTTGTCGCGCAACAATTCAGAAACTTGGCAGGAAGGCGCTTTCATGATTTGACCGACTCTGAGATTCGTCAGCAGGAGTGGCGTGAGTACCAGGCGAGCCTTGCGCAAGAGCTTCGTCAAGCTCGTCAAGATCTGGGAAATGCCTACATGCAACAGTGGCAGGCAAGTCGCCGTGTTTTGGAAGCTCAGCGGCGAGTTGACCGCGCAATGGCCGGAATGACTCGGGCTCAAGATGGTGCTCCACAACCAGATGTGTGGAACGACGAGCGCGTGTTCGCTTGAGTGTGTATGTGTGTGTGTGTGTTATATATTTATGTATGTCTTTATAAAACAAACATAACTTTTTTTTATTAAGAGAATGATGTCACGACACCAAAATGATCTGATTGATAAATACCTTCACTACTAGGTTCTTGACCAAGAAAAGAAAAACTATTGGGTGTTATTGAGGTATTATTCAAATAATAAATTCGATCAAGTCTTGCTTTTTTTTTGAAAGATACATTGTCATTCATTTGATGATCATATGTCCATTTTAAATTTTTTGGTGGTTTTATTGTAAGAAATACATCATTCCATCCATCTGGAATATTAAATGTAGTATTATGATCTTCTATAATATTTGTATCACCACAAAAAATAGTTAAATCATGATTTTTAGAATATTTTTGTAATGTTTTGAAAATAGTATTAAATTGCTCTAGTTTAACACTATATGTTTTGAATTCACTTTCTAAATGAGAGGTTCCGATTAAATATGTTTTACCAGAGAGATTTTGTAAAGAAACTATTTCTAATCCGCGACCCATTTTTGAGTTTGAAAATGCAAAATTATAATAATTATTTAATTTTAATGTTTTCCGCCAAATAATCAGAGTATCATAAGATTGTTTTAATTTTGTTTTACTAAAATTATAAATTTTATTGAGAGGTGATTTCAAAAAATATTCTAATGTAATCTCAGTAACTTCCTGAAATGATATAATGTCTATTAAATTAGATTGACCTAGAATTTCTTTAATAATAAGACGTGACCTTTCTAAAATATATTTTGGATCAAACCAAATATTATAAGTTGCAACCAAAATCATTTATATGTAATTTATATGTATATTATGTTAATATGAAAACCCCTTTAATTTTTTTCTTTATGAAATGTAAATTAGTTCGATTATTATGACAGAACAAAAAAAAGATTGTAAAAATGATATTTATTCTGAATTAAATTATGAACAACAAAGAAAAAAAAATTTAAATCAAATAGAAGAACTTTACCAAAAAATATTAGATCAATATTCCACAGCTTATCAATCATATCTTTCTATGAATCAAGAAGCAATATCTAATCCTTCGAGTCCTGATGTACAAAATGAAGCAGATCGTAATCAAATTGCGTTAAGACCAAAGATTAAAGAGTTAAATAAACAGTTAATAGATATTGAAACAGAGTTATTGAATAATAATAAAAATGTTAGAATGGATATTGAGGAACAAAAGAGACAATTGAAAAAGGAAACAAGTCAGAAGAATATAATTGGTAAAAAACTAGATAAATTAGAAAAAATGATAAGTGATGTTGAAACTAGAAGTGAAACAGGAACACAAAGTGTCAAAGAATTAAAAGAACAAGTCAAAAATACAGAATATTGGTATTATATATTACTGACAACATCAGCAATTTTATTTTGCTTGTTCGTTTATACCTTTTGGAGTATTTTGTGAAAATTTATCTTCTGATATTAATAAAGAGAATCTTTAATAAAGAGAACTTACTATAAAATGAGTATCACACCTAGTCCAGTTAATAGTGTTAATAGTATTAATAGTTTAGAATTAGAATTAAAACAACAATATCAAGGGTTAACAGATGAAGTCAAAGCTTATTTCGACAAACAAGAAGCTGAATTCGTAGCTCAATCTAAATCTAGTTATCAAAATCCCGATTCTTTTGCACAAGATCGTGCAAAATTTTTAATAAAGAAAAAGATTGATGATTTGGACACTCACAGACGTGAAATATGGACTTATTTGACAGCCGAATTTAATAGAAATACATATGATAAAAGTTTGAATGCTAAGATGATGAGTCAAAACAAAAATGATACTGCTAGAAATCAAAAAACATATCAAAAATATTTAGATAAATTAGAAGATGCTAAAGGAAACACTGATACAACTAAAAGGTTGAGAGAAATAGAACTTTATGAACTTAATAGAAGAAAGGATCAAGTGTTTTTAATGAAAATTATATCATTAACTTTATTAGTGTGTCTATTTTTATCATTTGGTATTTTAAATGAAGTTTTACCTATGGAAACCGTTTTTGTTGTTATTCTTATTTTTGGAGGATTAATCGGATATGTGATTTATTATGTATATATCAAAAATTCAGATCGTAGTAGAAGAAATTGGGACAAATATTATTTTGAACAACCAACTGATACAATTAAAAAGGATTCTAATGTTATTGAGGATATTAATTATGATAAACTTGATAAAGATTTAGATGGTGAATTTCATAAATATATTGATGCATGTGCTACTAAAAAATCACCAGAAACAAAAATAGATACCACAAAACTTACACCTAGCACTTAAAAAATAAAGAGTTTAAAAAAAGGTTTTTTTTTCAGATCATAAATATAAATATAATATGAATCTGAATCAAAATTCTGAAAATTATACTCATCATTTTAGATATGCACTAGATAATGATGATGTTGAACTAGTGAAAAAATATGAAATGCACAATCCTGTTCCAGCATATAAAATTTTATTATATACATTAATACAAAATTTACCAGAATCTTTTGAATTTTATTTGAACAAAGAAGATCTAGAACTAAATTTTGATCAGGTGAGAACCCTTATAAATAAAAGTGCCTCAAGTCAATATCCCAATTATTTAGAATTAACTCTTAAAAAATTCCCAGAACACAATCTAAATGAACCAACTAATAATTATCTATCTATTATAGACTATTTACCTTTAAATACAGCCATATATGAAAAAAAAATGGTTAATGTATCTATCTTATTGGAATATGGTGCTATTAGTAATATCAGTTATCCGAAAGATGGTCAAACAAGTTTACATTTAGCTATAATCAGTGGTCATCAAGGTATTTTACAATTTTTATTAGAATATTTGACTGAAGAAAAAGAAATAAATAAACAAAATAATAGATTAAATACTGCATTACATTTAGCTGCTTTAAAATGTGATTTAGCGTTAGTAAAATTATTAGTTGAAAGTAATGCTGATTTAAGTTTAAAAAATAAAAATGGGTACACGGCTTATGATCTTATTATATTAAACAATGAATCTAATCCAGAAGATAGAAACATGTTAATTCAGTACTTTGAAATTAATAAAGCTCAGACTACAATTGGACAATCATTAATAGTGTAAGATATTTTTAGACATTTTTAGATATTTTTAGACATTTTAGGTAAAATATATTAAAAAAAATTGATTTTAAAATATTAATATAATAAGTATTACGAAGATTTTGGGAGAATCTTCGATCTGGGAAGTATGAATGTATGTAGTTTCGGTGTTTGTTAATCTGGAAAATAATGATAGTTGTGGAGTAAAACCTAAATTAAAAAAAATATTTTGAAACTTTAGTAAAAAGTTTCCGTGCGATAGAGGGTTGAATTAGACAATCAAACCTCTAGTTCCCACGTAAAATGGTAACTAATTGTTGAGTCTCTGGCGTTGCAAGAGTCTTGTGGTCTACGTGAAACGCGATAGTATGAGATACGAAGTTATAGGGTCTGGGCTTGAAACACCTATTGCTCTAGTGAACTTTAAAATCACTAAATAACTTGTTTCCGTGCGGTAGAGGGTGACTTGAACAATCAATCCTCTGGTTCCCACGTAAAATAGAGCCAACAAAAAATAATTAAACTTCATTGAAGTTGTTATGGGTTCCCTGGTTATGGTTCGACTGTGAAACGAAACATAACCAAAGAAATGTTGGAAAGTCAATGAGCCTGGGCTTGAAACACCTACAGCTCTTAAAAAAATCGTTTCCGTGTCGTAGAATGTGAACTTGAAACATTCAACATTCGTGTTTCCACGTAAAAAGACATTTATTAACACAGTTTCCGTGAAATGAGTTACGTACTCTTGTGCTCACGTTAATTGCGCAAAAATTTGTAAAGTGTTATAAACATTACTAGCCTTGTGTGCTTTAAATGTAACTAACATATTTTTTTTTTATCTTTTTTATCTCGATGGTGATCACAAAATTGATTTCCGATTTAACTAAATAATTAAATTATGTCTTCCCAGGAGACACCCAGCCTACCAGAGTTTTTGACTCTTGCAGCGATCACAAGTGTGATCAGCTGTATGCTTCAGGCTTACCGCACTAAGATTGGTGTGGAATTTTGGACGCGTTTGCTCTTACGAGCAAAGGAAAAGCGATCTCAAGAATTGGCAGAACAATTGGGTGTCCCAATTGATTTTGTTCTCTCAATCAGAGAGATTGAGCTTCACAAGTCTTCTTTGAAGACCTGGAACACCTTTGCAACTGATCTTGCAATGGCACGCAATAAGTTGACACCTCTTGATGTTCAGCGAAGATTGGCCCAAGACAAGAAGGGTACCAACGATTTCATTGACAAAATCCGCAAAGAAGCAAGTGCTCATGCGGAGACTGTCTTAGCTAACATGTTTCCAGAGGAGTTCACACGGGCAAAGACGACAATGTCTACAAGGTTTGGTCGTGAAATGGTGTGGTTCAACATCATTGGATGTCCGCTAAGTCGAGATGTTGATGTTCTGTGTTTTGTGGAAAATTCCAAGATGCCACTACATCCATCTGACTACGAAAGACTCGTTCGCACATTGATCGAATGTGGTTACAATCATGAGCGGGGCTTTGACATTCACACCATTTCGCAAAATGATAGTGGTGAGTTTGTTACGCCGAATGATGATGAGTCAGCACTGATTGCTTACTACACTTATTCCAACCACGAGCAGCCATGTGATCCGATTGTCCGAAATCCTTCAATTATGAAGGAAGATGAAGTGAGCCTTGCGTTTCGCGTTTTTGCCATTGCATCTGTGTTGATGAAAGAAATCCGCCCCAATTTGATGCGTGATGGCATTAACTATAAGACCATCTCAACCATGAAGGTGAATTTCTTCTGTAAAGAAGAAGTGCCTCAGGAAGTGTCTTCAGCGGAGGTTTGTCAGACTTTGCTTCCTCTCATGCCAAATGACGGTAGTGAGAGGTGGGGAAGTTTTTGGAAGACCTGGTGTATGAAGGTCATTCAAACCCTCATTAAGGCCAAGGCTCAAGCTCTGGGAAGAGAGTACGATCCTAATCGCTTTTACGTAAAGAAACTTCTTGCGGATCAGTTTGCGGAGATGTTTTTTGAGGAACATGATCGTCTCAGATTTTCTCAAGAAGCTCAGCGGATTTTCTTCTTCCACAATGAAGATTTTCTTAAGACTTTGCCACCTGGGACAGAAGGTTCAAGGGCCGAATTTGTGAACTTTCTCCTGGCTGAGTTTTGCAAGCTTTCTCCAACGTATGACCAAATTTGGAGAGCACATCGGAGGACAACGGGTGGAGCTGATGCAGCATCAGATGATTAATAAATATTAATATTCGTCTATTTGTAAAATATAATAATATACATATAATAAAAAACATACTTTTTTTCTTTGTGTAAATAAGTTTGTATTATGTCAAGTTATTGGGGTCCTAGACAATGGTATTGGTATCATATTATGAGTTATAATGCACCAGATAAGTGTGATAAAAAAGAAACACAAATTTATATTGAAACGTTAATATTAATGACTAAATTACTTCCTTGTGATAAATGTTATAATCATTTTAACAAAATGTGTCGAGAGAAAAAACTAAATTTTACTGGGAAAGAAGAAATGATCACATGGTTTATTGATGTTCACAATCAAGTTAATATTAGACTTAAAAAACCTATAGTTACTAGAGAAGATGCTGATAAAATATATATTCATACTAATATTAATCATGGTTATTTAAATCAATATATTCTTTATCATTGTAATAGAGGAATGTATGGACATTCTCCGATTAATCTTGTTGTTCAATTGATAACCAGATTAATTTATTTGTATCCGTGTTTGGAGTGTCGTGAATTGTTAATAAAATATTTACAGGAACATCCTTTACAATATTTTGGAAGTGATAAGTACACATTTGCGAAATGGGTGAATAATTTATTTTCCAGACAGGATTTAGAAAAACATTATCAAAAAAAATGGAAAAAAATACCAATGAAATTTAGAATACTACATTAAATACCCTTAAATATATTAATTAACCTTTAATTTACATTTGATGTGTTGTGTGTATAACTCATTATTTTGTTTTGTTACTCTTATTATAAAGTTAAACAAGGAATAAATGAATTTAGACCAAATCAGTCATCAAATTTATCAAGGATTTCAGCGTAAATATCCTGAAATTGAAAATCATCATTTTAAACCTGAAATTATTAAAAATATAATAATTAAATCAGGTGTTAATTATAATCATCAGGATGGATTAAAGAGTATTATTAGAGTAATTAATGAAAAGTTGAATCATTTTAAATTAAACATTAATAAAGATAGACAGCAAAAAGGTATTATTGATTTCACATTAGATTCCAGATCCCAAGTTCATAACCAACCAGTACCACAACAAGCTCTAGTTATTGCAACACATCCTAAATCAAATAATAATCTAAATCAATCTAGGAGAGAATTTATAAACCCTAACCCAGTTATAATAAATGATCAAGGTAATCAAAATCATATACAACTTAATCAATTAACTACTCATAATCAAGAAATACCAACTCATCAAAGTTTTCCTGCAAATCCTAAAGAATTGAATTTATCCAGTTTGCAAAATCCAATAGAAGAAAACAATCAAACTGACCACTTCATTTTAACAGCTAACCAAAGAAATTTATTGAAAGAACAAAACAAGGTTGCAATTAGATATTTAGTTATAGATAGTAAAGATAGAGATTTTAATATGTCACCATACCCAAACGCATATACAATTAAATTTTCTCCACCAACATTTAGTAATACTGATAGTAGATCAGGGTTTATTGATAGGACTTTTCATAATGTTGAATCTATTGAATTAGTGAAATGTGGTTTAATGAATACATCTGATCTGGAAGATGCGAGTGATAATACCAATCCACCAGCATATATTTCTATTGAGATAGATGAATTACAAACTCAACATTATTCAACTAATTCTGCGTTAAATCAAACAATTACTATTTTGGATTCATATACTTTACAAAATAATTATAAACATTTTAATTTACTTTATAATGATGTTGGATCAGTTGTCACATTTAATCCTAGAATTACTTTAGATAAATTAACAATTAAGTTTAAATTACCAAATGGTGAACTTTATAATTTCGGAGAAGCTAATAAAAATTCTAGAGCCACTGTAAATTTTCTTGTATTTAAGATTACTTATCTAGAGAAAAATTTACAAACAGATTTTTATAATTGAATATTTTAAAAGTATTTTCAGTATTTTCAGTATTTTTCGGCATTTTTGCTTATTGTTTATTTATAAAATTGATGTTAAAATGGGTTAATATTTTGTAGTACATGTCTTGGCAGCAAGATACCACCCAAGAAGAGACTTTGTCTCATGGTCATGATGGCACTACGACTGGGATGACCCAGAAAGGAAACGACATTAGGACTGGGACGACCCAGAACGGAAACGACACCGCCCAGAGCGGGAATTTTGGACCGATTGTGTGCGAGGGATGGGGATACGATGTGCGCGAGTTTCATCCAACTCAACAACATCAAGGCACAGCGATTGAAACAACAATTGCAAATGAACTGATTCAGCACACATGGATTGAGAACTTCGTCAGCAAACTCAGCGACCATCCTCACAAGGAAATGTTGGTGTTGGTGTGTCTTTTGAAGATGTTGGAAGGCACACCGAACCACGATAAGTTGAAGGGCAAGTTGTTGGAGTTGATGAAGCTCCCGACAACGCTTTTGCGAGAGCGTCGGGGGGAGATTCTCTGTGCAAGTGTGCTTGCTGAAATGGCAAGCGTGCACAATTTGCCTCCTGATGCGTTCCTTCAAGAGGTTCTGTCAGGCGACACTGTCAAGGTTACGCTTGGCATGAAGGTGTTCACAATTTTTTGGGAGTTTCTCAGTGTGAACCTTCGTGATGGCTTGACTCAACGGATTGATCTCATTCGGAATGAGAATGAGATCAACCAGACTACTCTTGAGAATCTGAGTGTATTGGCACTCGGTTCAGATGTGTCAAGGGTACTTGAGACCATCCGGATGACACTCTTCAAGGACCTTCCAAGTCAGTTCTCTATCACAGCGACATTCAAACTTGGACTCTTACGCGAGGTTTCGCGTCCGTGCTCTCTGTGTC